ATGGCCCTCACTACCAATCACGTCAATAACGAAGTCATCAAATTCCGCAAAAACGCGGCGACCGACTTTCTCCGCAAGTCCCGCTTCGACCCCTTCATGGGTCCGGACTCGACTTCGGTCATCGTCCGTATGTCGGACCTGACCGGCGACGGCAAGGAAATCAACATTCCGTTGGTTACCCAGTTGTCCGGTTCCGGCGTTGGCGCCGGAGTCCTGCGTGGCAATGAAGAGCAGATCGACAGCTATGGCTTTCCGGTCTGGGCTGACTGGGCTCGTAACGCCGTTGCGAACAACCGGGCGGTCAACAAGGAAAGCTCGTTCTCGATCCGCTCGACTGCGCGTTCCCTGCTTTCGGGCTGGTCGCGCCGCATTGTGCGTGACGATATCGTTGACGCCCTCCTGTCGATCCCGACCGGAGCTGTGCAGGCCAATCGCCTGACGGCAACCGGCGGCGGCAACCGCGTCAACGGCGTCAAATGGTCGGCCGCCTCGACCGCCCAGAAGAATGCCTGGGTGACCGCCAACGCCGATCGCGTCGTGTTCGGGTCGGTGATCTCGAACTATTCGACGACCTTCGCAACCGCGGCGGCCAACGTCGATTCCACCAACGACAAGATGACCGCGGCGGTTGGTTCGCTGATGAAGAACGTGGCCCAGCAGACCGGCGTTTCGTCGTCCAACCCCGGCGTTTACAACGGCCTGCCGAAAATCTCCCCGTTCCAGATGAAGAGCACGGACCAGGAATGGTACGTCTGCTTCCTCGGTTCGCGGGCGATGCGCGACCTCAAGGCCGATCCGACCATGTACCAGGCCAACCGGGACGCGCGCGAGCGTGAAGGCTCCGATCCGACCAAGACCAATCCGCTGTTTACTGGCGGCGGGCTGATCTACGACGGCGTGATCTATCTGGAAATCCCGGAGATCACCCAGCGTCTGTTGCTCTCCGGCATCGGCGCCAGCTCGATTGCGGTTGAGCCTGTGTTCCTGTGCGGTCAGGGCGCATTGGCCTACGCAATGGGCCAGATGCCGCGCCCGACCACCCTTGAAGATGGCGATTACGACTTCATCACCGGCATGGGCATCGAAGCCCAGTACGGTGTTGGCAAGGTCGCCAAGATCTCCATGGGTGACTCCAGCAACTCGCTTGTTGATTGGGGCATGGTCACCGGCTTCGTCTCCGGCGTTGCAAACGCCTAAACCCAAATCTGAAAAGGAAATAACATGACTTATCGTAAGGATTGGGGTCAGCCGCAGGTCGGTCCCATGGGCTTCGCCGATAGCGCAAAGATCATCGGCCGCGTCGTGACGCTTACTGCGGCCGATCTTGTGACCGGCAACACGGTTGGGGCCTTCAAGGTTCCTGCCGGGTTCACGGTCACTGGCATCATCGCCGTACCGACCGACATGGATTCCGGTTCGGCGCTTACTCTCAGCGTCGGTGACGCTGCGAGTGGAACGCGCTACCTCAACGCTTCCACCATGGGGCAGGCGGCGACCACCGTCACGACCCTGGCTTCGACCGGGCTTCTGTTTCTCAATACTCTGGACACGGAAATTCTGGTCACATGTACGTTGCAGGGCGCGTCGTCCGTGGCTGGCACTCTGGCCCTGTACCTTCAGGGCTTCATCGCTCAGTAAACCGTTGTCCCCGCTGTCATGTTGATCGCGGGGACATAACTTTTGGAGAAAATCATGCGTAAGGCAACTGCGACCTATATCGCGCCGGCAGGCGACAACAAGGTAGTTGAGATGGGCGGCGTGACCTTCTTTGACGGTCAGGCGGTCGAACTCAATTCGGACGAACACGGCCATCTCATCAATAAGCTGCCGGGAAACCAGCACTTCGATGTTGATCTGGGCGAGGAAACTCCGGACGAGAAGCCCCGCCGGGGACGACCGCCGAAGCCCCGCGACGAGCAGGCGGAAAGCTAACGCTCCCGCATACCCGACAACAGGGGCCGCTTTCGAGCGGCCTTTTCCTTGTGAGGTCGAATGTCCAAAACCCGCGCTAACATCCAAGCCAAGGCGATCGCCATTCTTGTCGGCGGCGACGTTGGCTTTAATCCGTCAGCGGAAGACGCGACCACGATTGACGGGTATATCGATTCCGAAGTGGCCGAGATCAACGCGGATGGCACGACCTACATCAGCGACCCCGACGAGCTTGATGACGAACTGTTCACCACGTTTTGCAAGCTGGTGGCGAATGCCGCGGCGGAAGAGTTCGGCTCGAAGTCAGACGAAATGGCCGCCCAGCAGTTTCGAAACCGTATCCGGGTGATTAAGCGGCAAACGCCGGGCTACGGCCAGCAAGTGGTTGACTACTTTTGACCGCAGTCTCGATCCCGATCCCGCTTTCATCTTCGCCGGGAGCATTTCCGCAAGAGAGCGCCGGCCGCCTGATCAACTGCTATGCCGAACCGCTCGGCAAGGACGTTGAGGCCAAGAAGGGGTTTACGCCTCCTGTTGTCGTTTGGCGGAAATCTCCGGGCCTTTCACTTCAGAACACATCTACGCAGACCGGCTTCAGGGGTGGCCTTCTGGTCGGCAGCGCGCTCTATACAGCATGGTCCGGGAAAGCCGCCACTTACACGTCAACAGGAACGGAAGCCGTTCTGACGGGCACGCTAAACGGGACTGAGAAGGTATTCTGGGCGAGAAACAACAAGAGCCCGACGCCCGATGTTGTTTGCGTCGCGCCTGGAACGGGAGCGTTCTCGGTCACATCGGCCGCGGTCACTGCATTCGCTGATGTCGATATCGGAACACCGAACAGCGTTTTCGATATGGACGGGTTTTTCATCTTCACCTATGGCGACGGGACCATTCAGGCGTCAGGCTTGAACGATGTCACCATTGCCACAACCGACAAGACAAAAGAGCAGGCCAAGCCGGGCGGGCTAACCCGTGGGCTTCGCTTCAACGGCCAGGCTTATGTCTGGGGGCCAACCTTCGGAGCGGTATACGCCAACACGGCTCAACCTGTTGGATTTCCGTTCACGCGCTCCTATGTCATCCAGCGCGGCTTGCTGAGCCCTTACGGTGTGGCCGGTCATGAGGATGGGTTCGGATCGGCGCTGATCTGGGTTGCTGACGATAATTCCGTGGTGCAGGCGAACGGCACACCAAATCCGCTCAAGATATCGCCGCCTGATCTGGACCGGCTGATCGCGGCGGTATCCGACAAGACGACGATCGAAGCCTCGGTCTACATCTCGCAAGGTCATCCCAAGTGGGTGATCAAATGCCCGGCCTGGTGCTGGGAGTTCGATCTCGGCTCCCAGAAATGGAACGAACGGGCCAGCTATCTCAGCCCGACATGGCGCGCGATTTCGGGTATCAGCGCCTTCGGGAAATGGATTGTCGGCGATACGAAGGGCGGCCGGCTGCTTTACATCAATTCATCGGCTTATGACGAGTTCGGCGACCCGCTTGTGATGCAGATCGAAAGCGGGCCGGTGCAAGCCTTCCCGAACCGAACGAAAGTCGCTCGGGCTGATTTCCTGTTCGATACTGGCGTTGGCATTGCGACGGGGCATGATCCTGACGCAACCGACCCCGATGTTGGCATTTCGTGGTCGAACGATGGCGGCCTGACCTGGAGTAATGAGTTCTCCCGCAAGCTCGGCCGCCAATACGTGCAATCCCGTGTCGTCATGCTTCGCAGCGGCATGACTGGGGCCGAGGGACGGCGCTGGCGGTTGAAGGTCTCCGCAGCGGTGTACGCGGCTTTCCGCGGCGGCACCCAGGACGCGCAGTTGAGGAATCACTGATGCGAGTTGTTCCGAAGCCTGACAAGTCCGTTCCAGTTCTTGAAGCGGACGGCCGAACCATGAGCCAGGCTTGGGATGAGTTCTTTGGCTATCTGTCCGCACTGAACTTGCCCGCGTTTTCCAAGACGGCGCCGACCAACGGTCAGGTGCCGATCTACAATTCAACGACGCAGCTTTACACGCCGGGGACAAATTAAATGGGCCTCTTTGACCTCTTTTCCAACGATACCGCTGAAAAAGCAGCGCAGCAGCGGAATGCCGGCTTGCAGCAGGGCTATGACGCGCTGTCCTCTTCCTACGGGCAGGGCCGGGATGCCCTAACCACGAACTACGGCAACGCCTCCAGCCTTTATCAGCCGCTGGTCGCCTCGACTGGCGCGGGCGCCAAAGCCTACGGCGATGCGACTGGTGCGAATGGATCTGCCGGGCTTCAGTCCGCGATGGACACGTTCAAGAACTCCGGTCAGTACGGGAATTACGGGTTCGCGCTCACGAACGGCTTGCAGGCGCTCGATCGCACGCACGCAGCTGCCGGCAACCTTGCGAGTGGCAACGCCGATGCTGATACGCTGAACTACGCGACCGGCTTGGCGAACAACACCTATAACAGCTATGTCGCCGGCCTTGCGCCGTACCTCGGTGCCAACTCGAGCGCGGTGTCCGGCGCTGCCGGCGTCGATACCGGGCTCGGTGCTGGGCTCAATGCTTCCTATCAGGGGCAGGGCGGCGCAGCGAATGCCAACTACACAGGCCAGGGCGCGTCGGATGCTGCGGCTACGATGAATAACTACAACGTCGGGGCAAATCAGTTGGGAGCGCTCACCAGCATCGCCGGTTTGGCGCTTGGAGGTGCAGGTGGCCTGGGCGGCCTGACCGGAGGATTCGGCGGCTCTGGATTTAGCCTTGGTCCGACCTCGGTCGGAGGCGCGCCTGTTGGCGGCGGCCTCTTCAGCATGTTCAAGTAGGTACGAAAATGGCTGACATTGATCAGATCATTGCTGGCGGCGCTGGTGCGAGTTCCCGCGCTGACTTCTCCGGCCTCGCCAAACTTCCGGAATATTACTGGAAGGGCAAGGAAGAGGCGGCAAAGAACGATCTACGCGAAGCTTTCAAAGACGGCGTTCCGCTCGGGCCAGATGGACAGCCTGACTTCGGCGCCATGGCAAAGACGCTGTTTCAGAAGGGCGGGCTGGCAGAGGGAACGGCGGCTTCAAATATCGATATCCAGCGGCAGCAGTTGCGAATGGGCCAGGACGCCGCTGCCGCGATGGGCAGGGTCGAGCTTGGCAACCAGCCGCCGTCCATCGTTAGTCCTCCATCGTCTAACCGCGGTGCGTCGGTAGTCGTTGCCCCGCCACTCAATAAGGGGGGTGTTGCTCCGCAGGATGGGGGCGATCCGCAGGGAGGTCAGGGCGGGGCTACCGTCATGAAGGTGCTTGCCGCTCAAGGTATTCCAAACGATCAATTGCAAGCCGCCAGTGCATCGATCTCGCGACAGCTTGGCGTCGATCCTACCGCGCCGATCGATCTCAATGATCCCCAGGTGCGTAATGTGTTGGCGCCGGCCGTCGCTCAGTTGAAGCGGATGGGCGTCGGACAGGTCGCGCAAGCCGGACAGCCGGTGCAGCAGGAAATCCCGCCCGTTAACCCGCAGCAGAACCAGGGCACGTTCGGCGCGCCTCCGGCGACCCCGACGCGCGGTGCGGTCCCGACCGGCCAAGATCCGGAAATTCAGAAGCAGATCGCGATCTATACAGCAATCGCAGCCAACCCAGCGTTGGGAAAGTCGGCGCAGGAAGCGGCATTGACGCGCCTGCGCGCATTGCAGGATCAGGGCCAGCCGACGCCTGACATCAAGAATTACGACCTCTACCGCCGTCAGGGGGGTAACCTGCCGTTCAATGAGTGGATGGCCGATAATGAAAGCCGAAAGACCGCAGCGACAGAAGAAGCCAAGCTGGGAGCGGCAAAATATCAGTCGCTGGTCGAAAACGGCACCAAGGCCCAGATGGAAATCCCGCAGCTCGAATTGCTGCAAGAGCAAATGAAAGACCCTAACTTCTTCTCAGGTGCGGGGGAAAAATATAATCTACTCTACAAACGCCTCAAAAGTGCGGTCGGCATCGATCCCGAGGCGGCTGTTCCGCAGGAATACTTGCGGAAGGCGACCGCGGCGAACGTGCTTTCTTCGCTTGGGGCGCTCAAGGGCCTCGGTCAAATCCGCGTTGCTGAAATCAACATGGCGCGCGAGGCCGCCGCGTCGCCTGAAAATTCGGTCCCTGCCAACCAGCTTTTGGTCGAAATCTCAAAGCGCACCCACCAGCGCAACGCCGACATTGCTGAGATGGCGCAGAACTACAAGGAAAAGAACGGCACGCTTGATCCTGGCTTCGATAGGGCGGTCACGGCTTACTACAAGAAAAATCCACTATTCACGGACGGCGAGATCAAGGACTGGCACAAGGTCATCGGCCAGGCCAAGCCGCAGAATGCCAGCGCCGCGCCGGGCGGCACGTTCAATTCCCCGTCAGATGTTCATGCGGCGGTCGCGGCCGGTAAGCTGAAAAGCGGCGACACGTTCGTTGACGGTAACGGCAAAACGCGAGTTGTCCCTTGAGCGATACCTGGGACGCCTTCCCCGAGGTTTCCAAGTTTGCGCCGGGGGTGCAGACGATACCGGGGCAGGGCGGAACGCCGACGCGCGTGATCATGAACACTGGGGCGGCTACCGCGTCCGACCCTTGGGCTGACTTCCCAGAACAGTCAGCCGGTGACATCGCAAAGGACGTTGCCAAGTCAGCCGGCGTCGGCGTCGGTAAGGGCGTTATTGCTTTGGGCGGACTTGTAGGGGATCTGACCGATCTTGGCGCTAAAGGCCTCAAGAAGGCGTCGGATTTCATCAACGACCAGGTTGGCGCGGATCGATACACGCCTCCGGGCGAATCCGCTCTCAGCAATATCCCGACAAGCGAAAGCCTGACCAAGAACGTCGAAGGCGTCACTGGCGAGTTCTACAAGCCAAAGACGACCGCAGGGCATTACGCCGAGACGGTTGGCGAGTTCTTGCCGGCCGCGGTAGCCGGACCAGGCGGCATGGTGCGTAAGATTGCCATGCAAGCTATCCTCCCCGGTGTAGCCTCTGAGGCTGCCGGTCAGGCGACTCAGGGGACGGCGCTGGAGCCGTATGCCCGTGCTGGCGCTGGAATAGCGGCGGGGCTAGGCGGCGCGGCTCTAAGCCGTCCCGCAAGTTCGGCGCAGGCCATCCGCAGCCAGTTGCCAGAGGGCATCACGCAGGCGACGGTTGACGATGCACGATCCCTGATGCTGACGGCGAAAGCCAAGGGCATCGACCTGACGTGGCCGGAAGCGCTCAGTCAGGTTTCAGGCAAGCCGGTCCTTTCCGATACGCAGCGGATCCTCGAAAGCGCGCCGTCGTCCCGGACCCGGATGCAGGATTTCTATTCTGACCGTCCGCAGCAGATCGACCAGGCGGCCCTGAGTGAGTTTGACCGGGTGGCGCCGGGCACACGGAATCCCTCGCAGATCGGCCCGCAAGTCCGCGATGCCGCGCTGGAAAACATTGGTGACGTTCGCAAGGCGATCAATGCGGCTTCAGAGCCATACTACAAAGCTGCTGAAGCGCAGCTTTTCACCCCGCAAGAGTTCGCTGTCGTTAAGAGAATACCCGGCTATAAAGAGTCTTTGGAGGCTGTAAGGAAGGCTCCCGATGCTTGGCGGATTGAGCATTTGCCTGACAACAGCATTGGTGTTCTCGATAAGGTAAAACAGCATTTCGATCAGCAAGCAAAGAATGCTGGTTCAAAATTCAACCCTTCGCAGAATCAGTCAGTGCAAGCCAGCCACGAGATGTCAGCGTCGGCGACTAAGCAGGTCGGCATTGCGAAGTCGGCAGAATACGAAATTGCATTGGAAATTCAAAAGCAGGCTAGGGAGCAGTATCTTCAGCCGCTGTTAGATGGCCCGCTCGGCAGGCTGGCAAAGAAGGACATTACAACGCAACGTGCGATCGATGCTTTATTCCCGTCTAATCCCTTGCCGAATAGCCATAATGAAATCGGCGATGCCGTCTCTAGGTTGGCAGCTAAGAATCCCGGCGCGGCCACTCAGCTTGTTCGCGCTCATATGGAGAGCGTGTTCAACGAAGCAACCAAGAACTTGCAGGGTGGTCCGAACCAGTTCGGCGGAGCCAAGTTCGCTAATAGGTTGACCGGCAATATTCAGCAGCGCGCCAACCTTCAAGCCGCCGTCGAAGCGCTGCCAAACGGCAAGCAGCTTTGGCAGGGGATAGACAATTTCCTTGAGGCCGCTGAGGCGACGGGAACTCGGCAGGCCAAGGGCTCTTTGACTGCGTTCAACACGGGAGACATGAAAGCCCTATCCGGCAGCAACATGATCGGAGAAGCCGTCAAAACCGGGCTCAGCCCCGGCAAGTGGTGGTCTGTTGTCAACGATAAATGGTCGCAGTGGAAGCTCGGAAACAACCTCGATGAGCTAGCGAGGATCTTTACCGATCCTAATTCGGCTCCGATCCTCAAGCGAATCGTATCGATGCCAAGAGGATCGAGGGAGGCGGGTTATCTCGTCTCTCGGCTCATCCTTCAAGCCGAAACATCGGCTGTGCAGCCGCGCGAAGCGAGAAGGCAGTAGTTTGATTTCCATGATTATCGCGGTGACGAGTAAGGCCGCGAAGAAAGCAACGATCCCCGTCGCGTAGGGGTTCGGCGTCCACTCATAATAAATGCTCGCCCATGTGACGGCGAGAAACGCGGCAATCTGCGCCAAATACATCATCTGGGATATCCAATGATCAAACGCTTCTCCGTCGCACTTGCGGCGCTTTTTGTGCTGGCAACTTCAGCCCTCGGCGCAGGCACTTTACCCGGTTTTTCCCTGTCGCAACAGATGGGGAAAGACGGGAAGCCGCTCGCCGGATGCGTCCTGAATTTCTACCAGGCCGGTACGACGGCCACGCCGCAAACTGCCTATCAGGACAGCGGCTTAACGATCCCGGTGCCTGGCGGAAGCCAGGTGACATGCGACGCATACGGTCGGATCGGGCAGTTTTTCCTTGCTGACGGCTCGATCAAGATACGGCTTACGGACAGCCTTGGTGTTACGCAGGTAACGGCAGATGGGCTCCTCGTCATTGGGGCCTCGAGCGGCGGTGGCGGCGGCTCTGCGGTCGATCCCACAACGATCCTCGCAACCGGAGACATTAAGGTTGCCTATGGCACCGGTATCCTGTCTGGTTTCGTTCGCGCTAATGGCCGAACGATCGGTTCAGCAACATCGGGAGCCACCGAGCGGGCCAACTCCGATGCGCAGGCGCTGTTCCTCTACCTCTGGGGAGCGGACGCCAATCTCGCCGTGAGTGGCGGGCGCGGCGCTTCAGCAAATGCTGACTGGGCCGCAAACAAGACGATCACGCTCCCTGACTGGCGCGGCAGGGCGATTGCTGGTCTGGACGACATGGGGGCCGGCGCGGCCGGGCGTCTTACCGCAACCTATTTCGGGGCGACGGCAACCGTTCTGGGCGCGGCCGGCGGCGGGGAGAGCGTAACGTTATCCATCGCGCAAATGCCGAGCCACGACCACGGCGGCGCCACGCAGCAGATGAACTCGAATACGACCCATTCGCATACTGCAAATGACGGCGTTGCCAAAAGCGGCACATCTCCGGGAGGCTCCGCGTTCCTGAATATGTGGCACGGCGGAAATACGACGAGTTCCACCAGCACTGTTGACCTCAACCATACGCACAACATTACGGCACAGGGCGGCGGTTCACCACATCGCACAGTGCAGCCAACGATGCTCGCAACCGTGTATTTGAAGCTTTAGCATCATGGCAATCACCCTCCAATCCGCCGCCACCAGCCATCGCGACTGGAAAACTCAATTCCAGTTCACGGACGGCGATCCAGCCAGCGCCTCCTTTGGCACGCTGATCGATTTCACGGGAGCGTTTATCGCAATCGCCGTTGAGGATCAGGATGGGTGCCAAAAGATTTTGGCAACGACTTCAAACGGCAAGATCGTCATCATCTCATTGGGTACGATCGAGATGACAATAGACGATTCCGAAATGAACCTTTGCGCCGGCACCTACAACATCGGCGGCTACTATCAATTGAATGGCGAAACGATTGATCTGTTTGAAGGCAGCCTGTCCATCCGCAGGGGGGTTCCCAAGCCGTGACAACCCCCGTTATCAAGATCAAGGTCCTCCCAAAGTCCATCATCAAGGGAAAGATGGATGTCCGTTTCCCGGCTCGCGTCGTAGCCGAAAGCCCGATCCTGCTGGATAAGTCGGGGGGCGTTTATACATTCAGTTTTGATCCGACTGCGTTAGGCCCGGCCGGATTCGATGCGCTTTCCCCCACCACGACGCGCGGCGATATCATCTATCGCAATGCGGTGACGAACACCCGGCTTGCTGCGGGGACTTCGGGCTATCAGCTTCAGACCAACGGCCCGGGAGCGGACCCAACATGGGCCGGGTTTATCCAATCTGGGACAGGCGCGGTCACGCGGACGTGGCGGGACAAGGCCCGCGATGTCATCAGCGCCAAGGATTTCGGCGCGGTCGGCGACGGTTTGACCAATGACGCGCCCGCGCTACAGGCGGCCATTGACTACCTTGCGAGTATAGGCGGCGGGGCGCTCTACGTTCCTCGCGGGCTCTATCTTTTGTCAGTGGGGCTAGTCGTAACCGGGAGCGGCATCAGCATCTTGGGCGCTGGTCCGCATCTTGACGGGGGCACGGCCTTCATCAACGGGACCACGAATACCCCCGCGATCAAGTTTGGTGGCGTTTCACAAGCGGGTTTTCAGGGTCTCCGAGATTGCTACTTCGGGCAGAAATCGGGCGTCACTCCGACGACGGGAAACCGTGCGGTGTACGTGACAAACGTTCTCGACTTCGCAATTCATCGGGTACAGGTCAGCCAATTTCCAGCCGCGCCGTATGTCGGCCTTGAGGTGACTAAGAGCTTTTCGACGAGAATAACCGGACTGATGGTCAACGACGTGGTGACCTCCGGCGTTATCCTGACGGACACAACCGATACCGCCGCGTGGGGAAGTCGCTCGGATGGGAATGCCACAGGATGGTACATTGAAGGCTGCGGCGGTGTTTATTTCGATAGCGTGACAGCTTTTGGAAACACGAGTTACGCCTTCCATCTGTCCCCGCTTGCCACGCGCGTCAATGGCGCGCACTTTTACACCAAATGTATTGGTGACACGTCCGGTTCGATCAATTGGTTCGTTGAAGACCTGATGGGTGGTAGCGTATTTTCGCAGTGCTGGGGCAGCACCAACCTTAATTCAGCCGTCAACACTTTTGCGACCGGGTGGTTTTTAAGCGGTACATATGTGCAAGATATCGAGTTCGTTTCGTGCGTTGCCATCTTTAACAACGCACACGGGCTTCACCTCAATACTTGCAAACGGATCACTGTAACTGGCGGGCGCTTCGGTGAAATCGGTGGAGGTGGAGCGCTCGCACCAGCCCATCCGAATGGACGTTCCGGCAACGGGTCAGGCATTTTTGTCGCCGCTGGGGCGACCTTGGTGAATATCAACGGCGCTGCCTGCGACGGAAATACCAGCTACGGGATTGATATTGCCGCCGGGACGCTACCCACCATCACGGGCGGAAGCTGCCTGTCGAACGGCAGCGGCACGATCAACGGCAGGGCCAATGCAAATCGCATTAGCGGCGTGCGTGGCTTTAATCCGTTAGGTACGGGCATTTCCCCCGCAATTCCAGCATCAACCGTCGCCGCGACAAACAACACGGGCGTTGACGTGATGGTGACGATCATGGGCGGCTCAGTCTCGTCGGTATTGGTTGACGGTGCGTTCGTGATGAATGCCAGCCCGTCGACGGTGTTTCTCCCCGCGGGGAAAACCATTGCGATCACTTATTCGGTCGTCCCGGCGGCTTGGCAGTGGTACGGACTATAAGGCGGGGAGCTAGAAAGCGAACAGGTGAACCCGCTCTAGGATTAGCTCCCCATGATACGGCGAACAAGGATCCGACGAGGCCCGCGACCTTCCAGGTTATTCCTGCAATCAGCGGGGCGACACGCCTTGTGATGTATGCCGCGACCAAACTAGAGGCGATCGCGGCTACATATACAATCCACGTGACTTCGATGGCAAAATTGGAAACAAGCACTCTCCCAACAGCGAATATCACGTAATGGCAAAGGTATATCTCGTAAGAAATATCGCCTAGCGCGACAGCGATTTTAGGGGCAACAATCTTCCTATCCTGCTCCACGCGCACGAGACCGTAGACTACGATAGCAGATGGAATGCCGTAGGCGAACACGCGCGCGAAGTGGTTGATTTGTTCTTTCAGTGAACCGGCGATGATACAGCCAAGAACGAAAGCCGCGATGCCGATCACTAACGATGTGGCGCCATATCCCTTGATGCCACGTTGCAGGAGGTAGGCAACACCAACACCCAGGCCAAATTCCAAGACCCGACCGTCCGTGACGAGCCACGATGCCCCAGGATCCCAAAATAAGCCGATGGCAAAAACCGTGGCACCCATCCAACCCGCGAAGATGCGGAAGAAGTGACGCGGAGAGATCAGGATTATCCCGGCCGCAACCGCGTAAAAGTACATTTCAAATACAAGTGTCCAGGCTTGCGGCACCAGCCAATTTAAACGGGTAGTAAGCGCCAAGATGGCGATGATATCTCCGTTGCAATAACTCGGTGCGATCTCAACGCCATAAAAGTACACGATCGCGGAAACTGCGCATACGAGCCAATATGCCGGATAAATCCGCGCAATTCTGCCAATGCTAAAATCGAGGGCTGCACGCCATCGATCGGGCGCGAGCGCTGCCTTGGTGGCAATACCCCCGATGATGAACCCGGAGATCACGAAGAAAATATCGATTCCCGTGAACCAGAAGTATTCCAAAACCGACCATATCACCTTGCTGGCATCGGTTCTGGGATAAAAAAACCAAGCGTGCCCAGCCATGACGCCAATGGCTGCGAATGCCCGCAGCGCCTGAATATTCTGGATCATCCCCGCTCCTTCAGTCAGGGCACGACCCTGTCATACCAATTCCGGCCGCAAACTACCCCGCACAACCCAATCGCGTAAAGCCAACCCGACCGCCTTCAGGGCGGTTTTTTCTTTTCCTGACAGGATTCGAGAGATGACCGATGCGACTTTCGGCGCAGCGCTTATGCGCCTGTGGCCCAACGGCGACGAGAGGGTGAAAGGCCTGCGTGCGGGAATTATTGACTCTGCTCCGGCCGTCTTTGCCAAATACGGCATAAACAGCCAACTACTCGTTGCGCACGTTATGGCGCAGATCAGCCATGAATGCGGCGCGGGGCATGACGTAATTGAGAACCTGAACTACACGGCCATCCGCATGACGCAGGTATGGCCGTCGCGATTTCCGACCGTATCGAGTGCCGTGCCCTACGCCGGCAATCCGCGGGCGCTTGCGAACAAGGTCTACAACGGCCGGATGGGCAATGCCATCGGCTCAGACGATGGCTGGAACTTCCGGGGCAGGGGCGCAAGCCAGACGACGGGTCGCGAAGGTTACGAGCGCGTCTTCAAGAATACTGGCCTCGATGTCGTCAACAATCCTGATATTCTGATCGATCCGCAATTCTTCCTGCTCTGCGGCGTGGCTGATTTCATCAATTGCGGCTGCCTGCCGTATGCCAGGGCAGATGACGTTCTGAACGTCACCAAGCGACTGAACGGCGGGACGATAGGCCTCGATCAGCGTGTTGACTGGCTGAAAAAATGGAAGGCGGCCGGGGTGGCTGTGCCGACCTCGCCAGTCGTGGTGGCTCTGCCGACTATTAAGCCTGTCATCCCCGGCGCTCCCGCACCCGTACCGCCTCCCGTTGTCGTCCCCGCACAGCCCGCGCCTTCCGGCTGGGCTGCGTTCTTTGCTGCAATCCTCGCAATCTTCAAACCCAAAGGAAAATAACAATGACCACTTGGATCATCTCTGGCGTTCTCGGCTTCATCGGCGGCGGCGCTTTCATCTGGTTTTGCAAGGACGCTGTTCAGAAAGCAGTGCTCGGCGCCAATCAGCTTTCAGCAAATCTCCACGAAAAGGCGGATGCAATCGCTGCCGCTGCAAAGAAGGTGTGACGTGGGCGCCTTCATCATCGCGGGTATCGTATTTTTCCTCACCGTCATTGCCACGGTCATCACCCTGTTCGGCAACATGATGAGCGACAACGTGTCGGATGGCAATTCCGGCGCCTTCATTGGCGTGTTCGTCACCGGGACGGTCATCTCGGTTCTAATCGCGGCCAGTCATTGGCTGCCAAAGATGGGATGGTGAATTAAATGGATTGGTCAGTAATTGGCGGCCTCGTCGGTCAGGCCGCGCCGACTATCGGGAGCCTGCTCGGCGGTCTCATCCCCTTTCCTGGTGGTGCGATCCTCGGCACCGTGGCCGGCAAGATCGTGGCGGAAGCTCTTGGCGTTCCTCCGACGCCTGAAGCGGTCCATACGGCGATCACCACGGGCGACCCGGTGACGGTGAACGCTGCGTTGTCTGCTGCCGACGCCAAGATGCAAGCGGAAGTCGATCGCTTCAAGGCAACGCTAGAGGACGTGCAGGACGCCCGTCATATTGGGCTGGAATACGCGAAAGCGGATTCGAAGATCCAATGGGCGCCAAGCGTCGTTTCGATCATCGCCGTCGCCGGTTTCTGCCTCTTCTCCTACATGGCGATCACGCGGCCTCCCGGCGCTGACCGGGACGTTCTGATGTATCTGCTCGGCATCTGGTCTGGTGCATTCCTCACCGTGCTTAATTTCTGGCTGGGTACGTCGGCTAGCTCGCAGGGCAAGTCGGATCAAATAGCTGCGTTGAGTGCGCCGGCCGTTCAGTCTGCGATCAAGAAGAAGTAAGCGGAATGGTGATCGACTACACAATTACAATCGGCAACATCATCGAGATCGGCTCGATTGTCGGCGGCGGAATCCTCGTTCTTTGGACATTAAAGGCAGATGTAAATACCTTGAAAACAGGGGCCAAGACGTTGAAAGACGACCTTGCGGCCATGCAGAGTGAGATCAAAAAGCTCGGCGACATTCTGGTGAACCTTGCGGACATCCGCGGCGAAATCCGAGTTCTCGGAACGCGCGTCACATCTGCCGAACAAGACATCCGCGAACTTCGGCACGGCGACGGCTTCGTGAAGGGGCCGCGCGGCATAGAGCGCGAATACAAATGACCCGCATTGCAATCGCGCTATTGCTCATGAGCGCACCCGTCTACGCCGCTGACATGCCCCAGATCATCGATTGCAACCTAGTCCGCCAGTACGTCACTGAGCACGGACGAGCAAAGGCTTTGGCCTGGGCAATCCGAGAGGGCTATTCGTGGGCTCAAATACGAGAGGCAAAACGATGCTTGAGGTGATGGAACAGATTTTCCTAATCGTCGGGCTTCTGTTTGGTGCCGGCATGGTTCTGCATCGAGTCTTTGGCTAATCCACCAAGCCCCGCCGGGAGCGCCCGAGATGCTGAAGCTTTCTAGTAGCCCCGACCGCTTGTAAGTTTCCGAATGTGGGTATCGATGCCAAAGCGATTCCCAGCGGAAACGTTCTGAGGTTTGACCTGAAGGGCAACGGCCCTGACGACAACCTCTAACGCCTGAAGCCGCTTCTCTGCTTCGCCAAGAGCCTTCGCGATGGTCTCTAAGTGCCGCTTATCGGTGCCAAGATTGGCTTTTTGCCCAAGGGTTTCGAGTGAGCTCTTTGCGCTATCAAGTCCATCGAATGGCATCTGCGAATCTCCGGTTGATCGAATCAGGTTATAACAACCTGTAGGATTTGCCGGGACTCAAGAAATCACGTTCTAGAGAACAGATGTAAGAGGGCGGCTGAGTTTTCTTAATACTTGCGGCTGCGGGCCAGTATTGGCTCCTTGCGAAGCTTACCGCTGAGCACTAACCTAGTGTGATGTCGAAATCAGTGAGCCTATTAGATTGGTGCAGAGCGCAGCGAGCCTACATGGCTCATTTGCGAGATGAATATCGCGCTGGCCGCCGCCAAACCGGCCAACTAGTTAATAACGCTTTTGTCGATGAAACTGTCGCCGAGATCGGCCATCTGGATACCCGCATCGCGGATTTAGATCGGTTTTTAGCTCAAGAGGAACCGAATGCTCCGAGGGCCTAAAGGCGAATCGCCCGGCCGACGCTACGAAAGCGGCGATACTTCAGCGAACCTGATTTGGTGAAGTAACCTTCGACCGCTTCACAAAATCCTCCAAGCCAGACGGCACCTCGCGGCCCTGATCGGCGCATCGCTGCATCAACTCTTTCGCCACGTCCTCCGACACGTCCCGCGACCAGCCCTCGGCCGTGTTGAAACCGACGACGCGGACGGGATTGGAATACTGGCCATCCAGCAGGTCGCGGATCACGGTCTCGAGGTTGGCGTCGCTGGGATCGGTCTCCCGCCACGCCAGACCCAGCCGGTCCCCAAAATCATCCAGCACCAGATAGGTGTCATGATCGTCGTCATGCGGGACGATCGACGGCGAGGTACGCATACTCGAACTCCACGCAACAGCCGCGATTCAAGCTGAGGCCGCCGGGATTTGTTCCTGCCGGTCGGGCCCGCCATTGGCTGTCATGCAAACAGGCCCGCACCTGCCCCGGTGAACGTCACGAAGGTTCCGCTTTCGTGATACTTCAGCCATCCCTTTGCGATCGCGTGCTGCAACCCGTCCCAGTATTCCGCCGGCGTAGCGCCGTCCTTGAACAGCATCGGGTAATTGATCTTCTCGATATGGACCACGCCCTGGACGGCCTCGATGCCGTTGGCGATCTCCATGATGCGACGGGCGGCCTTTTCCGGGTCGGCGTAGGGGCGGGCTTCGGCGTATTTCAT